TACCATCTTGCTCAATACGATCTCTTTCACGATCATCAGCCATGAGCATTCTTTCACGATCTAACTGTAATTCAGCGGCTTTCTTTTGAATATCAGCTTGAATAGATTGTGCCTGTACTTGAGCCAATATCTCCTCTGGAGTTGGCTTTGGAGCAGGTGGTTCTGGCAACTGGAAATCATTAGGTAATTGATTGAAGTAATTAGCCGAATCTTTAATTCCTGCCAACTGCAACATCTTGGTTAATGTATTGGTGTACTGTGGTATTGATACAACAGGATTATTAGGACCAGTCTTTTCAATCAACATTTCCTGACGGGCGGCTACCTGATTCAGAATATTAATTCTGTCTTCAATAGTGCCATCACCAACACCAACATTAACAATCACATCCATCTTTGCATCCCATGATCTTGGGTCAATAGGAACAAAGGTGTTACGCAAACGCACCATACGGGCACGATCTTGGTTCTCAACAACCAACTTCAGGATGCCAGTAAACAGCTTACGCAAGCCAGTTTCAGCAAAGATACGGGCAATCATCTCAATGTGCTGATGAGCGGCATTGACAGTCGCTGATACAGCGGCTTTGGTGGTGCTTTGAAGAGCATCTGCATCTAACCCTGCGGCAGCTTTAGAAATGCCTGTACGGGTCTGTTTAATGTCATCCAAGTAGTCCAACATTGGGAATGCGGCTTGACCAACAAATGGAGTGGTAAATGGTTGAACCATACCTGGCGCTCTCATGCGGATAACCGCACCAACTTCGGTGTTCAGGACATCTTCCATGTTGGCCTGACCCTCAACAATCGCTGTACGAGGGTGGATAGATTGTGCCAAGGAGTCTAGGATGCCACGTTGAACATTGGATTTAATTCTCTGAATGTCCATAACGACATCGGCAGGGCACATACCAAAGAATGTGTGTGGCTCTGGATCTGGGCAGAAGTCAGCAAACTGTCGTTCAGAAACGATCTCATTGCGGATAACTTTGTTGCCTGTACCAATAGTGCAAATCCTACGCATTTCAGCAATGCCATCACCATCAAAGTCTACCTTTAAGTAGCCTTCAATGTACATCACACTCTTGCTTGATGGGTCACCATTGTTTGCAGTACTGATTACGGCAAATGGGTTGCGAGAAGTGTATTCTTGGTTGTTGTCAAAGTCATTACCATTACCAGATTGCTCAACCATTTCCTCATAGTCATAACCCATAGCGACTAGATCGGAAACAGTCTTCATGGTTCTGTGACCAACAAAAGTAGCATCCTCAATGGATTTTGCTCTGCGGTCAATCAAGAACTCTTCTGGTGGCAAAGCCTCAATCTTGACCTTACCAGATTTGATTCTGCGCTTGATCTCCACATCGTACATCATGGGTGGTGGAGTCATAATGCCTTGAGCTTCATTCATTGGCTCAGTACCAGGCACTGGATACTCACGCACCGCAGAGATCTCTACATTGGGATCACTGGTCAACATCATCATGCTTTGTTCATCAAGCATAGAGAATGACTCTGCACGAACTTCAACAGACTCATCCCACCAGTACTTCACAATACCGCACTTGCGAACCAAGGCATCTTTAAATGCTGAGTGGAGAATCTTAAAGCCAGGATTATCCCGCTTGAAGATGAAGTCAACATAGTCTGTAGCTTGTTCAGCATTCTGAACATCTTCAGGTCCTTGAGGTGCAAACTCAACCACACGCTCTGGACCAAAGAAAATACGCATCAGGCTTGGCAAAATGCCTTGTACTGTATCTCGTACATCCATTGAGACTACTTGTGAACGACCATCTTCTTCGTCACCAAATAGATCTCCATAGTAGTACTCAGTCGCTAATGCTCGATTGCCACCAATGTCATCATCAATGAAGGATATTGCATCAGTAATTTCGGCAGAGATAACGCCCTGAAGTTGTTCTTCAGACATTACCTCGTCTTGCTCCATTTGGCCTTGGAGCGTTTCTGCCATCAACATTGGGTTTTCTTGCATATTATTTCCTTATCGTGAGCCGATATAAGGGAGGATTCCAGAGCCAGTATTCTGTAGTAAAGAAGGGATGCCACCAACGTAATTGTTAGCCATACCACCATATGCCATACCTGCTTGCGGGAGCATGAGAGATTTCTCATCTTCTTTAGGATTGAAAGAGTATTTAAATGTAGATTTAGCCATATCGCCCATTGTGGCGTTTGGATCTGTGATGCCTTTAAAGGCTTCTACTGTTGGGTTAATTTGTTGGTTAACCATACTGCCCATATAGTTGCCAAATTCAGCACCCATAGATGCTGGCGCTGCACCACCACCTGCAACTGCTTCTGACATAGCGCCTTCGGTGGCGGCTGATTTAAGCGATTCCATAAAGGCGGCAAGTAAGGCTTCCATTATTCGTCCTCATCCATTTCGTATTCTGTTTTAGCCATCATCAACATATTCTGCTGATTCTTGGTCATTTTCTTGGTGATAGGTCCACCAGATAACCATGCGGCACAGGTACGCTCACCTGCGCATTTAAAGTCAAATAGCTCACAATAACCTAGATTAGCCGCACCTTGGACATCTTTGGCATAGCCATCAGTCTCTTCATCAATACCTTTTAGGATACAGTCTAGCATCTCAGGGGTTTGGATGAAGGCAGCGCAGTTACCGCATCGCATCTCTTGAACATCATCTAGAGATACATCCCACATATCAGCAAGGTTCTGCCAGTACTCTTCGTTTTCCTCTTCAGGATTAGCAGGACCATAGTCAACATTCTTGATAGCCCAATTTCGGTTCTTTAAATTGGTCTCAATGTCATAGGTTGCGATAGGGCATTTCATAATCACCACTTTACTTTGTTAGCCCAGAACGCTGCACTCATCTTGCCTTTGGCAATATTCTGAGCATGACGGGCTTTGAATGCTTCGTTTCTCTTAGATCCATCAGGACTACCAGAAACACCTTGTTGACCAAAGCGAATTAACTTCACCTCGTCACCAGATTTAGCCAATACTGCATGGCTTTTCTTTGGGTGGTTGGGAGTTTTCTTTGGTTTGTTGTAACCAGAAAATTGCTCAGAACCACGCTTAATCATTTTTTCTTAGCAGTCTTAGCCGCTTGTTTAAAGTCTTTGGCAGTAGGAGCGCCCTTAGTGCCAGGCTTACGCATCTTTTCCTTGGAGCCAGCCTTTATGCGCTCTTGTTTGGCATTGATGTTGGCGTAAAGACCTTGTTTCATTTCTTGCTCCGATTGGTAGCGGTTCTAGATCCACGTTTAGGCATGGCACGGGCTTCGCTTAAAGCAATGGCAACCGCTTGTTTAGGATTTTTCACAACTGGACCACCTTTGCCAGAATGAAGTTTTTTATCTTTAAATTCCTGATATACTTTGGCTACTTTTTCTTTTTGCTTAGGACTCATCATGGAAAATTCTCCTGAAGTATGGATGCCTGTACCGAATTATGAAGGATTATACGAAATTAGCAATCACGGAAGATTTGCTGCCATTAGGAAAGATGGAAGATTTTTCAGAAAGCTAAATGATAAAACACATTACCTTAGTGTATCAGTAAAGTCAATGGATGGGAAACCTCAAAAGTCGTTATACATTCACACTTTAGTTGCCCATGTTTTTATAAAACCACGACCAGATGGGTTAGTAGTTCGTCATCTTGATGGCAACAGATACAACAACAAAGTTGAAAATCTTGCATACGGAACAAATGCACAAAATGTTGCAGATTCAGTAAAACATGGAATTTACAAAGGATCAAACAACGGAAGATCAATAATCAACGAAAGTGGTGCTAAAGCAATTAAACACCTATCTCAAAATGGTGTAACTCACAAAATGTTGGCAGATTCTTTTGGCGTAACAGTTCAAGCAATATATGCAATTACAAGCAATAGAAATTGGAAAGATGCATAAAAAAAGAGCTACTTATTAGGTAGCTCAAAGTGGCAACGGCAATCAGACAAGTCCTCGGATTAATCTCTTGATGGGTTTACCCCAAGAATTGTTTGATCCCCATGAGATGGTGGCGGCATCTGAGGCAAATGTCAACACAAAAGCATCAGCCATGTCAGGAGACTTTAATCCCCTCCTGCGAATATCATCCTTAGACTCAATCTTGATCTTGCCATTAGAAGTAAACGTATACCTGACAGTTGCAAGTTCTCCGATCAAATCTTCGTTATTAGGGATCTTGCAGTCTCTTTTCTCTAGCCAAGCCTTGGCTTTGTGCCACAGTTCTGCTCTTAGATTCAGATAAGTCCCACCCATTGCAGGACTTTCAGACACGTTAATCCCCCTAGCGGGAAGCTTTAATTCTCTGAGTCGGTCAACAACACCCGCTCCCAGACCAATAGAGTCAACCAGAATCTCTGCAGGTCTATTCTTGTGGTCACAGGCTTCATACTGAGCCACCACAGCACCTGTCAACTGCATTAGGTCCAGATTCCTCCACCGCTCTAGGGTATGGACTACATTGGATTGACGCTTACACAAAACTGACGAGTCGGAACCAAAACGAGCCACATCCAGTCCCCAAATAATAGGGGCATCTTCATAGGCTCTGGTGTCTCGATGTTTGGCAGATTCAAGCAGTTCCATAGGAATGATGGTGTCATCATCACTACGAGGGAATTCTCCAAGTACCCTAATCCTGAAAGCATTAGATTCCTCGCCATAGCGAGATTTCATGTCTTCTACATACTCTTTACTGACACGAGTAGAGTCAATACAAGAGACTCGTCTAGTCCACCACTCGTCTTTTAATCTATTATGTGTGTCAAAAAAGAAGCCAGAAGACCTCACAGGGTTACCCAGTAGGATGGTCAGAGCGTTGTGTCCTGACATAGAACCAGCGGCAGCCTCAAAAACCGCTTCAGGAACGCCAGAAGCCTCGTCTGCTACCAACATCACATTATCAGAGTGAACGCCTTGTAGAGCCTCTGGCTGTTCTGCTCTACTGGTTCTAGCAGAAATAAACGCCTCAGTAGCGGAAGCTTTTAATTCAATCCTCTCTTGTTTTACATCAAGTAGCTCTTGGATAGGTTGGGGTAGTTCTTTGACCCATCTCTTCAGTTCAGCAAACAAAGCATCATAAAGTTGGGCAGAAGTAGGGGCAGTCACCACCACCTTGACGGGATACCTTGTTAAAAGAAACCACAACATCGCCCAAGAAGCGGTAGTTGATTTACCAACCCCGTGACCAGAACGAATACTTATCTTTCGCTCACCAGAAGCTACAGCGTTCAAGAAGTCTTGCTGCCACTCATCAGGCTCTACTCCAAGTACTTCTTTGACAAAAAGAACAGGATCAGTCCTGTAAAGGGTGATGAACTGGATAAAGGGGTTATTCATTGTTTTCCAATGTTATGGGTTCTACCTTACCCATATGCTTTAGAGCTTGTAAGTGGAGGTCTCCCAAACTGATATTCACTTGAGTCTTAGCAGTGTCTCCATAGTTCTCAGGATCTAGCTTAGATGCCATCCACTTTCTCGTATCAACCTGGAGTCTAGCTTTATTCACACCTGAGTTACTTGTCTCATCAGCCTCATCTGCAATCTCTAGAGCCTCTTCAGCCAGTTTCTCAGCCTTTAGCTTACGAGCCTTCAGGACCGCATCTCTTCTTTCGTCAGTATGGTTTATCCAGAAAGAGAGCATAGGTCTAGAACACTCTATGAACTCAGCCAAGCGTCCAATTGTCATTCCCTGCGCTATATGCGATGTCACAAACTCTATCCCTCCCAGACTCTCTATCTTCTTCTCCAACGCTCTCCTCATAGGAAATCCTGCCATATCTTCTCCTTGATTTAATGTCTACAAATTCTAAACTATAAAAAAATTTTTTGAAGGGGTCTTTTCCTGTTGGGGGGAGGGGTAGGGGGTCTTG